CAACATTAACACCAGATGGAACAGTGGTAACAACTTCGGTGGTAGAAAAAGCATATTATAGTAAAGTAGGAAATATTGTAACCGAAACTATTCGCATTAAGAACATTAATGCAGATTTTACTGGAGGTGGGCAAGGCTCAATTGATATTACAGATTTAGCAATACCCACAGCATCATTGTTTATAATTGGGCAGGTCAATATTCATTATACTGGATTTTCAGGTACTCCATCATCGCAATTATTTGTAACTATTGACAGTGCAGGAACAGTAAGAATAGATGTTGATGACACTGGATTAACAATAACCAATGGAGGAATAAATATCGATATTCAATACGAAATTAATTAATACGCCAAAATATATGAATAAAATACACCACTTTATAATTAACTACATTGTAGAACCTTTTATACATACAGATAAATTGGAGCATGTATTTATAAAAAAACTATTAGCAAGCTTTATGCTTTCTATTTTGCTTAGCCCTTTTTCTTTTTTGGTACACTTACTAAAAAAATACATTTTAGCAGATATAAACTTTGTAGAAATATTGAGTGTTGTTTTAACGATGGAATTAGTAACAGGTATATGGAAGCACTTGAAGTTAGGTGATTTTCATGGCAAAAAATTAGCTATTGGTTTTATTGAAAAGGTTTTAGTGGCTTTTGTTTTCATGATACTTTTTAATGCTGTAGCTCATTTAGGGGTGTTTAAAGGAAATGAATCAGTTTTAAAATGGTTGTCATTCGTAGCTCAGATGGTTATAATAGTTTATGTGTTAAGCAGTGCAGCTAATAGTATTTTTGTTATTACAGAGGGTAAGCTTCCACCCGTTAAATGGATGCAGAAAATGGCACAGTTTAGCAGCACAGGCGATGCAAAAGAATTACTAGATGAAGTTAAAAAATCAGTACCACAAACAAATAATTAAACATGAAAAAAATCAAATTATTATTATTGCTATTAATCAGTTTTAATTGTTATTCAATAACAGTCAATGTAGGATCTGAAAATGAGTTGCAGGATGCCATTAATAAACATTTTGGCACCAAAGACATTGTTAGTGAAATTAAACTAACAAAAGATATTCTTCTTACTAAAGAGATAGCAATTCCGGTTACGAATACAAGATTAAATTTTAAAGGTTTGATTATTGATTTATGCGGCAATTCAATAATAGATAATTCAGCAAACGGTTTGCCATATTTAATAGGCAGAATTCCAAAGGACCAGGCAGAAGCTATTTTAGCAACATCATGGAGCTTAAGGTTAAGCAATGGAGCACTTAAGGGTAAACGTCTTAATAATAAAAATTGGACTTCATCATTATTAATACTTGGATCAACTTATAATTCTATTGTTGAAAATGTTCAAATGCAAAATGCAATTGTTTCTGGAATAGAATTTCGGTTTTGCTTGATGGGTAGGATTCAAAATGTTTTATCAAATGGAATTGAAGGCACTGCTATTTATGTAGGCAAAGGCAATTGGCCCGGTGCAGGAAATAATACTTCGCAAAGCAATGGAACTAAAATTATTCAGGTTCGTGTGTTTAATAATTTAAACGCAATAGCTTTTAATATTCAAACTTCATCTTCTATAAAGTTAATAGATTGTATCAGCGAAGGCAATAATGCAAAGTACCATTTACTGTGGGAAGATTTTGAAACTACTACCACAGTTCAGAGCGGATTAGTAGAAAACTTTTATATTGAATCTGAGGGCACTATTAAAATGAGCGTAAGAGGTGGCTATAGGATTCTTAAAGATATTTGGATGCAATATAAAACCACATTCGAGCTAGAAGCCTTGGCAAGTGTTACAACTATTTACTTTGAAAATATTCCATATTGGCCTACAGGAAGTAATTTAAAACTTTTCGGCAGCCCTGCCAATTTAGCGGTTCGCTTTGACGAGGTTTCTATAGATGCAAGAAATCCTACTTTGTGGGGGGCTGCTGTTAATTTTCCTATACATGTAGGAGATATTCAAGGAATGCCAAGATATATTTCTGTTTTTAATAATCAAACAGGAAAAACAGCTTCTACAAGCACCTTAAGAATAAATGGCTTAACAATTAATCCAGATATTCCACGAGGCGTTACGTGTAAATCTCCAACAAATATAACTAACAATTCATGTTTTATTGAAGGGAACACAGGAAATAATGATGGTGGTGAATATGTAACAAACAGAGGTTTTGTAATTAGAAAAGCTTTGAACAATACGTCATCACCAGGAACGGTTTCTACAAACGATGGTGTTGTATTTTCTGGAAGCGGTGAAGGTGCTTTTGGCGCAAGCATTGAAGGACTTTTACCAAATACTTTGTACTCAGTTAGGTCATTTGCCTACACAAAATTTGGCGCTGGTTATGGACAAACTTATTACTTTAAGACTAATTAAGCATGAAGCCATTAGATGAAACAAAGCCATACGAATCAAGGTTAATGGAGGACTTGCATCCCGATTTAGTATTAGTAAGCAAAGAAGCAGATATTGAATGGGATAAACAGTTCCCAGATGGCCCAAATGTTTTTACAACTTGCACCTATCGAAACAATGCAAGGCAAAATGAATTATTTGCACAAAAAAAGCCTCGTGTTACTTGGGCTAAAGGTGGAGAAAGTCCACATAATACATATCCATCAAGTGCTTGGGATATTGCATTTTTTGATAGTGAAACAAAAAAACTTGATTGGTCGGCTCATTTATTTGATGCCTATGCTAAAATATTTAAGGATATAGCCGCAAAACATGGCATTAGAGTGACGTGGGGAGCAGATTGGAACAGAGATAACATCAAGGATAAAATAAAGCAAGACGCGCCACATTTTGAATTAACCAATTGGAGGCAGTTAATTTAATTTGTCATTTAAAAACATTTCCTATATTTGCATCCTATTTAGGTTAAATCTTAAATCATAACGTTATGAAAATGTAATTAATCGGCTAATAAGCCACGAGAAGTAGAGAGGGGTTGCCCGCTACGACAAACCTACTAAATTAATTTGGTAGGTTTATTTTTTTTCGTAGGTTTGCAAAACGAGTTCATTAAATAAGACTGCACGAGCCTACTACAAGCCTCGCATTTAGATTGGTTACATTCGGTTATTGAAATCGTTGGAATGTAAAGCTCATAAACGATTTTAGGGCGTAGGCACTATATATAAAAACGGAAAAGCCTCGCTATTCATTTAGTGGGGCTTTGTTGTGTTAATGCTCGTTAGGTTTGATTAAAACAAAGTAGGTAAAACATTGAAATACCAAGTAAACAGACATTGAAATAATTAGTTTTATACTTGAAAATGCTATCCCAATAATAAGAAATACAATGATTAAGGCTGTTAGTATTTTAAACAATGATTTCATTACGTGTCGATTTTTTACGATTTTTTAAAGGTATTATTGGAACGTGTCGATGGGTTAAATTAATTCCATTTAAACGGATTTATTGTATCAGTTTCCCTCCAAAATCCAATGAGCCCAAATAACAAAATACCAACAATTAATATTATAATCAATGCCATATAGCTAAGTGGGTTGTAGGGGTTAAATCGGTGGGCTTCAAAATAACCTCTACCTAATCTTTTTAATCCGTTTGCGTGCCTTTTCTCGTTTGATACGGTTTGCACAATATACAGTGCTTTTAATAATTTTCTAAACATAGTTAGTTGTTTTTTAAAACCCAGCCCCACACTTCTGCGAGGCTGGATTGAATTTAACTAAAATAATTGCCCTATGACAAACAATTGAGGGGGTAAAGGTACAACTATTTTTTAAATACCTTAAACGTTGGAACTTCTTTTGGAACATTAAATCCAATTGTTATAGCGCAGCATACCATCCCCAGCAAATGCCAATACCATAAACTTTTATAACTTCTTCCTTGCAATAAACACCAAATAGAAACGGTGTTATAGCAAAATCTCCATTATTATTTCTTGTGTCTTGAAATCTTATTAGTAGCTTCATGTCTTTCCTGTTTCAAAGTTGTAACCGCCACTAATATAGCAGCAGATTGTTTAGTTTCGTTTATCATACTTGTTTGTGTTGTATATGCGAGATTAGTTTCGGGTAGCCGATAGTTATACGCAAGCACTACATTTCGTTTCCAAATAGAGTTTGCGGTTCAAATTTTTTATTAAAATCTCCCACCCTCTTTAAAATAATATCGTAATACTTTTGTTCCTTTTCCATTACAATAAATTGGCGTTTCGTATTCAAGCAGGCTATTGCAGTTGTTCCACTTCCTGCGGTGTTATCTAAAACTAAATCTCCTTCGTTAGTATAAGTTTTAATAAGATATTCCATAAGTGCTACTGGTTTTTGAGTTGGGTGGAATACATTTTTACCATAGTTATCTTTTGATACTTCTACTATCGTTGTCGGGAGTTTTTTATCTGCTTCAAACTTATCCGAGTAAATAACCGTTCCGCCAAACCCACCAGCTTCTTTCCTATCTTGTCTATTTTTTGCTCCATTCCTTACTTTCTGTGGTTTATCTAATTGAGTTTTCTGTGGATTGTATGTCGGTTGTTTCTTGTAGAAAATAACAATATCTTCGTGAACTTTCATTGGTTGTATATTCCCTTGAACAAAGTTTCCAGCTTTCTTTTTATTCCAAACAATATGAACTTTGAACATATCAGGATTACTCATCACCAAAGCACTTGTAAACGGTTGCGAACCAAACAACACTATCGCCCCATTATCTTTTATTATTCGCTTATATTGCTCCCAAAGTTTGTCAAATGGTATAATTGTATCCCATTTACAAGCTGTTGTTCCGTAAGGTAAATCGCATAGTATCATATCAATACTTCCGTTTGGAATATCTTTCATAAGTTCCAAACAATCCCCTAATAATATTTCTTTTTTGCCCTCGCTCATTTTAATAAAAAATTTGTTTCGTGTTTCAATTTAAGTTTGTCGTTTAATCAACCGTGCCAGCGTATAACACGGGTTTGGCAAAAGCGGGGCTTCCGTTTTCCAATTGAACATTTTTGGTTATATTATCTTCCATCTTTAACATACCATTGTATCATTACTTCCTTTCTCCCATCTGCAGCAGATGTAGGAAAACACATAGGAGCACCTAGTATCATAGGGTATACGTTAATAATACTATTAACCTCCCTATTAATTCTTTTGGCAAAATCACTAGCTGGCTCTTCGCTACCTTGTGTTAAAAATTTACATTCATATTTTCTTTTTGTCATGTTGTTTTAATTAAAACCTAAAGTTATAAGTTAATGCATTAGCACAAACAATATTTTTATTAACAATGTGCCCGTATTTTTTCTCTATTTCTGTATATCCGAAGCATTCTGTGTCATAGTTATCAGCTAAGGTTAATAATCTTTCTCTACAAGCCTGTACATTATCTTCCATTATATCAACACCATAAGTTGTTTCTAAGGCTTGTTGTATAGTAGATCCATATTGGATTTTAAAGGCAATAACTCTAACTAAAAAGTTCCCATCTCCACACGCTGGATCAATAAATGTTTTTGTAGGGTCGTTAAATAAGTCTTGGGGCAGTTTATTTAAAATTTCATCAACTAACTTAATTGGAGTAAATACTTCCCCCGTCTGCTTAATACGCTCTTTTGATCTAACAATATTAGTAGATAAAGGTAGATGTTTTTCAATAGGTGTATCTTTAATAACAATTTCAGAAGAAAATTTATTAACCTCTTGTTCTCTTTGTTTTTGTTTATTAGCAAGTAATAATCTTATACGTTCAAACGGGTCAGTTATGTTCATTGTTTTGTCTAAAACTTAATAGATTTAAGACGAATAATCCAATTCTCTAAATCTTGAGCACTTTTACACTGAATCATATCTTTGTAAATCTTAAACTCACTAGAGCCCACCTTACCTCGAATTAAATCTTCAATTTTAGCAATTAAAAGTTTTAACTCATTCTTTTCACTATCACGAATTGTAAGTTTTGTACTTTTATTATTCTTTAAATAAATAGGAGTTATACTCGTTTGAAAATTCTCATTTACTATCTTTTGTTTTAACTCCTCTGCCTTTTGGAGTAATCTCTTTTCAATCATTTAATTAACATTTATTGCTTTGAAAGTAAGTAATGGTATACATTTTGATTACCTCCAAATCCGGGTATAGTAATTACATATGCCTGTTCAAATTTCCATCCAAGTTGCATCATATAATTTAATGCATCTATCATAGAATTGAAAACTATCTTATTTCCTTCTGTGTCTCTAAGTTGTCTAGCATTTTGTTTAAACCATTTCTGTTCTTGTCCATAATCAATTTCAATAGTACATTTATGTGGATTAAAAGCTTTAGCAGTTCCAACTATCTGGCAATATCCTTTAGTGTTTAAAGAATCAATGTTTACTTGCGCGTTTACTGTAATAGATAAGACAAGAAAAATAAGTAATAGTAGTGATTTTGTTTTCATTTTGTTTAGTTTATTGTGTTTTAATTAAGTTAATTTCTTCTTTGATAAAAGTTAGTAATATTTTGGAATGTGTTTAAAAATAAACTCCTGTTCTTGTTTTGTAATATTAAACTTTTCAAATAATAATTCATCTGTCCAGTTAGTTTTAAAATCTAAATAAGGTGTCGTTGTTAAAGTAATAGGGTTAATACTTCTATCAAATTTAGCTATACTCAAACAAAACCTTGCAAAATAAGTTTTCAAATAACTTTTGAAATTTTCCGCTTCCTCTAATGTTTCAAATGAAAAGAAACGTGTTGATGTTTCAGGTAAGGAGGTTCTTATATTATTTTTATCTCCATTTTCTCCACCAACACCAAAAAAAGAAAAAAAGTTATCATCATATGTTCCGTCTCCCATACTTCCCCAAATCGTTGGTAATGTTAGATAACATTGTGAGTTAGAATCTTTAACATTTAAATAATCTTTTAAAGATTTTTTCATTTGACTTAAAATCTTTAAGGATATAGAATTACCTTCTTCTCCAAATTTATGAATATCATTAATGGAACTAACTTCATATAATGAATTTGTTGTAGAGTCATTTACCTCAATATTTCCCTTATGGGTTTTATCTAAGGTTGTTATTGAAATTAACATTCCTAATTCCGTTGAGGGAAATGCTTCATCACCATTAATAAGCTTTATAGATTTTAAAAAAGGACCAAACAAAGTTCTATATTTTTGTATTTTAGCTCCCGCAATTTGATTTTGAAGCCAAGTAGCTGGCTGAATCATTACCATTTTACCCGTATCTGATAAAATTTCTAATCCTTTATGCATAATTTCGAGATGCATTCCTCTTTTATACGGGGGATTCCCTACAACACAATCAAACTTAACCCCTGGAAATAACTCTTCTTTTAATGAATCTTTTTGCATTAAATTACATTTAAATTTATTTAACCCTAATATTTTCTCAACAAACTCCACATTCTCATTATAAATATCACTTCCGTAAAGCATATTTTCAACAATGTGTTTCTCATCATGTCCAAACTCTAATAATTTGTTTTTAATGATTAATAAAAACATTCCCGACCCCATAACTGGATCTAAAAACTTAGAGTTAGAATCTTTAAAGAGTTCATCTGGTAATTTATTAACAATTTCACTAATTAATTTAAAAGGAGTTCTAATAATATCTTTTCCTAAAAATTTAAACATTTCTTTACTTGAAAGATACTCCAATTGTTGATTAAAACTGGAACTTAATACTTCTAAGTTAGAAACTAGGGCATCTAAGTTGTCAGTTTTAAAAATTAAATTAGTAATTTGCTTTGCACTTTCTTCCTCTTCAATATCATGAGTAATATCAGCGACAATTTCAGTAATTAAATTTCTTGTATTAAGATCATTTAACTCTGGTAAAGGAACTGGTAATTTACTCCCCTTTGGATTTTTAATAACAATATCTTCAGTTGGATTAAAACCGTAATCTCTTAAGTTTCTAACTGTATTGTTAATTGACACGGTTAAATCTTCTCCAATTAAGCCATATTGTGGACAAATTATATAAGCATAAGGTTTCGTAAAATCTTCTAAATTTTGTGGGGTAATATCACCATTATATAAATTTCTTCTATCCACATGATGTAATCTTGTTGCTCTTCCAAGATTTTGTAGGAATTTTGAAATTTTAATGTTATCCAAAAACATCACCCCAGTAATACCTGGTACATCAATTCCTTCTCCTAAGATTTCTACATGAAAAACAATAGCTTCATCCCCGTCTTTTAACTCTTTTAATCTTTGTAAAAAATCTTTTCGTGAAACCTTAATATCGTTAATTCTTGCCCCAGAATCACTTGTAATATCAAAAATCGTTAAATTAGGTCTAATTCTTCTAAACCTAACCAATTCCGGATGTTGTAAAATATTATTTAAATGTTCTTGTCCTTTACAAACAACCAACATTTTAGCCCCTGTATTTAAACACGCTGCATGTTCTTTAAAACTTTCAATAATTGCTTTAGGGTCAATAGCAGAATGATTAACAATTGGAACACTTGTTTGAACAATGTGTAATCTAGGTCTTACAATTTCACCAGCTAATATCATTTCAGCGGGAGATTTTTGATAAAGAATTTCACCAAACCTTTGAACATTGTTCATTCCATGTCCATCGTCTGATGAAGTCTCTTTTAAAGTTGCCGTAAAGAAAAACATATTATCACCCAAAAGTTGTGTGGTGTAGTTTTGAAACTCTGATGTTACAAGGTTATGTGCTTCATCACATAAAATAGCCCTAACTGGTAAGTGAGCTAGGTTTATTCTTTCTAAAGAATCATAAGTGGCAGCAATAATTAAAGGTACAAGTTCTCTTTGTGCTCTCTCATAATCATCACATATTTTTGAAGAAGAGGTTGTAGCATTAATTTCTCTAAACGGAAGGTTTGGGTTGTGTAAGTCTTCTAACTCCTTTGAATTTCCACTATGTACACAAAGATATTGACAATCAATATGTCTTTCAGTTAATTCTTGTTTAATATCACTTAACAATTGATTAGATAAAAGAATAGTTGGAGCACAAATAACATAAACTGTAGAAAGTCTGTGCTCCTGAATATCTTCAACGATATATTGAGATTGAATCAAAGATTTACCGGAACCTGTGGGTAAATTAATTACTCCTCGTTGATTTACTTTCATAATATCAACTGCTTCTCTTTGGTGAACTCTTAATGTTCTCATAATAGTTTCTTTTTTATTTATTGAATATTACACAATTGTCTAAAGGCGTTCCAAAAATTAAGATTATTATCAATCAAATGTCTTAAATCATCTTGACCAATACATCTTACTTTACTTTCAAACATCTCCTTGTCAGTAAAATGATGTAAACCTTTCGCTGTAGTTATAATTAACATGTTTTTACATGAATCCTTCTCAACACCTTCAAATAATGATGACATTACAAAATTTGATAAATGATCATTATTGGTTGTTAATAATTGATCATGATTACTACGATATTTAATTTGAATCGTTGCAAGTTTACCATCTATTCCCAACCCTCTCCCATCAATACCCTTATCAGATCTTTCATCTGCAGGTTGATAGTTAAAAATCCCAAGTCTATTATCAACCGGAGATAATTTTAAGAGAGCTTCAATAAGTAGCTCAAATCCATCGCCTTTATACTTATCTGGCCGAATTCTGTCAGGAAATAATTTGGATTGTTTCTCTAATCTACCACAAAAAGTTGATAGCAAATGACAATTTGTTAATAATTCAGTTAAATTATAACATCTTGTAAGAAATGGGTGTTGTAAAGTAATCGTCATAATTATTTTGTTTTTATTGATATCTAAAGATACGAATAGTAAACAATTTAACAAACTTTACACGTAAATTATATGATATTAATTATATTGAGAATCAATGAGTTACAAACAATAAAAGAGCCCCTTCGTCAGCCAAACACGGCCGGCAATGAGGGGCTTCTTTTGTAATGTTACAGTTTAAATTGTATCAATAAAACAAACACGTAACATTTAGTTAAAATAGTTGGCGGGAAGAGAGAAATATTCCAGGCCTTTAACATCCTAAAGATAAGTATTTTTCTCTTATCTTAAATTATCAAAGTCTACCCCGGTAGACATTTAACTTTATCTAACCTAACCTGCATTTCCTCTCTTGCTGAATTACTTATATGGTCTGATTTACCATCCTTACCTACCTTAACAAATACCATAGTAGTTGTGCATATCTCTTGAGAATACAAAGGATTGCTTGATGTTAAATCTGGGTTTATAGACTTTACCGTTAACTTAATTGTAACCGAGGTGTTTCCAAACTTAATTAATTCACCATAAATTTCAATTAAATCTCCAGTTTTTATTGGGTGGATAAATAATACCTCCTCAATCTTTAAAGTAACAATGCTCTTACTTTGTATTAGTTTAGTTGAAAACATGGCACCGGCTTCATTCCCAAACCCATTTGTAAGTTTTTCTTTGAATAATTTCTACAAGGCAACTAGCAGAGAGATTAAATCTTTTACTTAAACTACTATAAGTCTCACCGAAAACTTCTCTCCTTTCAACTAAATCTAAAACCTGCTCTTTACTCAGATGAGATAATGTTTGTGAAATCTGCAACTTTTGACTTTCTGCTCTAACAGAATTTTGTTTTTTTCTTAGTTTTTTACAACGTTCTTCTTTTTCCTCAGGGGTATACAAAGCCCATCGTTCTTTCAAAGAAACTCTCCTATTCTCAACAGCTTCTTTAGTTTGCTTCTTTCCACGAGCTCTCAAGCCTTTTTCGATAAGTTGTTCCTTTGTCAGCCAGTGTTTCCCTTTATGAGCTAGTCCAATTTTTTTTCTAGTTTCCTCAGAAACTACATGGCCAACAACAGCTCCACCATAACCTCCTGCGACTAAATTGTAATAATTTGGATCTTTAATTGCATTACACTCTTCAATGTATTGTCTTTCATAATCTCGAGCTTCTTTTGCAGTACTAAACTCTTTAATAATTTCTTTTTTAAAATTTTCTATACCGTATTTTTCAATGGCCTTTTTTAATCTTACTCCAGAACCCAGGTAAGTTTCTCTATACTTATTATCCTTTCGAACACTAACCCCGATGTATTTCTTTCCATTGACTAAGTTTGTTGTTATATATACATACATTATTTGCTTTTAAAATAAATAGGCAAATAATACTTGAAATGGTGAATAAAGCTAATAAATTTCCCCCAAACATATTTCCACATATACCAATATCTTTAGTCATGCAGATCTTTGACGTAATTAATTCTTTCATAATTATCCTATAGAAGCCCTAATTACTAATCCTTGTTCAATATCTAAATCAATTCTGTCAAGCCTAAAATCCATTGTTGTGAGTAAACCGATTTTATCTTCTTTAACAACTCTTGGAAAATAACCGTTTGCTCTACATAAATTTGCTGCTTCTTCTTTAGTCTTACCAACTAAACTACCTACTAAAATGTCCATTTCTGATGCTCTCATTATATTACTGTTTTACTTTGTAAATATGTTTTATTTAATATTAGTTAAGGGGTAAGCGGTAAGTATTGATAAAACATCATTTCCTTACAATCAACTTGTATTTCAGTTATAGGTGTTGGTAATTGACCGTAAAACTTATCCATTACTTCCTTGTGTATAAAAAATGTTGTACTGCTCTTCTTCTTTCTTGTGCTTTAATTGAGTCAGTTTCATCAACTGGAGCAATTACAATACTCCAATGATTTACCTCCGTTACTTTCCCATACCAATTGTAAGTTCTAACTTCAGTGGTAACAATAACAGAAGCTTGTTTATCCATTGTTATCTCTCTTGCTCTTTGTACTACATCTACAGGTTTGCAGCCTGTTGTAAAAAACAAGAACATTGTAAGTATTATTAAAACGAGTTTTAGTGTTTTCATGGTGATAAAATTAAAGTTTAATTCGGTAAATTTCAACTTTAAAGTTGTTAAGATCATAACAATCAAATACAATATTTTCTACCGTTATACCAGGAATGGCATGTTGCACGTTATCTTCTGTTTCAAAAGAAAGTATCCCCGGTTTATTTTCTTCCCCAGACCATTTAATGTTTTTTAAATCAAAAGTGATTTGTTTGGTTTTGTCAACTACATTTGTAATTTCAGTGTAAATAATGTCACCATTTTGTTTTGGCGCTAGTAACTCTTTTACTGTGATGTAACTTTTCATGTTGTTTGTTTTATAAAGTTAAACACTCACTGTATGGTTAACAGTGAGTGTGTTATTATTTATTATTAATTACTTAGTTTCTTCTGTAACAGCTAAGGTGTTTTTATTGGCTCTCAAAAACTTTGTAAAGGTTTCATTTCCGTTTTTAGCATCCTCAATTAAACCTTTTACAGTGTTTTTAGCATCAACCTCAGATTCAAAACGTTCTTGATTATAATCAATTCCTTCACTTGTAATTTCAAAGAATAATTTTGTACCAACATCACCATCACGATTTTTGCAAAACTCAATATACTTTAAAGTACCTTCTTTTTTCATCATCATCATTGCATCAGTCATATGTTTTAGGGTTGTAGACCCTGCATATTCTGCACCTTTAGTTAAATGTTGTGTACAAATCCAAGCAGTATAAACTTTTCTTTGATTTTTACCCATTCTTGATTGGTCCATAACTTTTAACAACCATTTTTCTGCTTCTTTTGAACCCATTGCACACTCTGCAGTAACTTTATTAACGGCATCTTGAAAAGAGTCAAGTAAAATAATATCATAACCTTGGTTAGCAACATCTTCAATAATGTGGTCAGGACGTTCGTATTCTCCCAACAATACAATATCAACATTTTCAAATTTTACTCTTTTTTGATATTTGTATAAGTGTATTTTATTCATCTCACCAGAGATAAAACAAATTTTAAGTTTTTTGTTCTCTTTTTTCTTTTTGATTTTACCAAGATAGTCTAATAAAACAGTTGTTTTACCAACTCCACTTTCACCTGGTGCAATTGTTACTGTTGCAGGTAAAACACCTCCATAAACTGAAATTAAATTATCAAAACAAGTATCGGATTTAATTGGAGTGATTAAGTCATCAGTAAACTCTTCTCTGATTTTTTCAATATTAACATACTCTACTTTTTCACGTTCAGCAATTTTAATAGTTTTTACTTTTGAAGCATCTCCCATTTTACCTGCACCTTGCATTGCTTGGTAAACTTTTGCAAAATCGTGATAACTAATATCTAATTGAGTTGCAAGTTTAAACTGTGTTCTTGCACCATTACATGAAGTAAATGATTTACCACTTAAAAATTGCTCAATTGCTGTTTGGATTTTTGTTGAAAGTGCCATAAATTTTATAAGTTTTAAATATTAGTATTGTTTGTTATTATTGATATCTAAAGATACGGACAATTTTTGAATCTACAAACTTTTATTGAAAATATTCAAAATCTATTCTATTGAGAATCAATGAGTTACAGAAAATAACGACTAATCATTGATTAATAGTAGTTTTAACCCACAATCTGAACGGTAATTATAACCATAACAATCCTCATTTGTAGAATCCATGTCTTTATGAGTAAGTTTAAATACTTTGGAATTACCTGTTTTTGCGTTTATAATTGTCATCTCATTATCTGGACTTATTTGCAAATCAGATAATTCACCTGCAAAAGTATTAGAATTTTTATTCCAAGATAAAGGTCCTTTTGGGGTATAAACTATAGTAGCCATAATTTGTTTTATTGATGGCTAAATATAAGAGCCAATTTGGTATTTAACAACTAAATTTTAGTTGTGTTTCTTATTTGTTATTCTTAATTTTAAGTAAATAAAAAAACAATGAATATTCTTTGTGGCAGTCATTCAACCGGTAAATCTACTTTGTTAGAACACTTAAATAAAATAGATAAAAATATTTATACAAGTGATGGTTTTTCAAGACCTGTTAAGTTAGCAAAAAGTAAACTTAAGTTTGATAACTTAAGTGAGCAAATTATTATTAACGAATTGACTGAATGGGCATTTTTAAATTATTTAGATAAAAATGTATTCACAGCTCGCTCACCTATTGATGCAATTGTTTATTCAAATTTATTATTCCCCGATTTAGATACTTCCTCTTTAAAAGAAACTTTATACGAGAATTTAGATAAGGTGGAAAATATATTTTATATTCCTATTGAGTTTGAAATACAAAATGATGGAGTTAGATTTATTGACCCTGATTTTCAACAACAAGTTGATTTAGCTATACAGGATTTTTTATTAGAAGATAAAATATCTAATAAAGTAACTGTTTTACAAGGGACAATTCAAGAAAGAATTGATTTAATTAAAAATAAAATTTAAAAAACCTTTGCCAAGTTCTTAAACTTGTTTGTCTTAACAATAAATAAGCTTCATCTAAAGAAGTACAAGTATTTTCCGTTTGTTCAGATATGATTATTTCTCCAGCATCAAGTTCTGGGGTTACTTTATGAATTACACTCCCACATATTGGATATTTTTCTTTATGATAAAATATATCTTCTTGTTTGTTTAAACCTTTAAGTTCAGGATAAACTGATATTAGTGCCGGATGACCATTATAAATGTTTTTATATTCTAAACAAAACTCTTTTGGTATCACCCTTAGATATCCATTTAAAGTTATTAAACTATCCTTAGGAATTTTAATGTTTCTATAATCGCTAATTAATGGTTTTGAGGGAAGACTATACAATGTTATCTTTTCCTTTTGAATCCAGGAGAGAACGTCTTTTGATATTTTACCTAGATTATTAGATATAATCATTTTCGGTTTAATACAACAAAGCTCTGAAATAGATTTTACTTCAGAGCCTGTCTGTGATATAAACACATACCAACTTTTCACTTTCGTTTCTGCCATATCTTTATCGTATTAACCCTACTAGTTATTGATTTTCTTTTAGAAATTAGCTCTTTAATTAACTCTTTACTTGGCAAAGAATCAATTGCAATTTCACTATATTTAATTCCTTGACCAATACTTCTTATATCGTAATTTTTTAGACCTAATTCATTTGCAATTTGTGAAACTGTTAGGTGAACATCGTTTATATAACGGCTCCTTATCAATTTAATTAACTCTTCTGTAAACTTTGATTTCGCAAGTTTACCTAAAACTAGGTTTTTCTTATGTTTCGTTGGTCTGTTTTTATGATAAGCTTTATATTTTTCTCTTGTTGTTGTTTTTAGAACTCGTTTTTTACTATATTCTGAAATCTTTTTTCGCGTTTCAAGAGTATGTAAACAACCTGTTCTAGTCCCTCTCGGACCAGGGTTTGCAAAATTACATTTACATTGACCTTTATTCCAAGCTATTTTTACCTCAATAACTTCTCTCATATAAGCTTGTGACTCAGTTAAATTAGTTTGTCCCTGAGAAAACTCTATGACAGGTTCACACCCAGCTTTTCGAATTTCCTGTATGCAATTATTTAATCTTTTATTGTGAGATTTTCTTAAATGTGTTTTGTATCTATCTTTCTTTCCTTTTCCAATGTATAAAATACAATTATTTCTTGGATCTATTATTCTATAGACATAGTACTCCTGATTCTTAGATAAAACATCAGTATTAAACATTGCACCGTAATAATTAAAAATCATTACTGACCCATTTGTTTTGTTGTATAGATAGAAGCATCCTTTAATACTTTTGGAATCATTTCTAGCGAAGTACTTCTCGCTGGACAGATATCCCAAGAGCCTCTTCTTGAATAGAGTAACATTACACAACAATCGATAACTTCTTTGTGTGATTTTAATTCAACAAAAAGCTTTTCGCTACAAAACTCGTGAAACTCGTTTACCTCTCTTAAACTAATAATTTCTTTTAATAAACTTTTAATATCTAAAGTTGCGTTTTTAGTCAAAATATATATAAATGCACTTCCAGTGTCTTTTTGCTTTGTATGACGACATCTACTTCTCAAAACATTTGTAGATAATCTATATTGATTAATAACATCTTTCCCGTCATTACTTTTATCTTCGTTAAAAATTAAATGTTTTTCTTTTGCAGAGTAATCTGTAATTGAAAGCTCCTCTAACTCGTAACTTGAAAGATATTCGTAAATATCTTTATATGTTTCTCCAGGATCGGAACTGTTTGTTTTATCTGAATTGTTTTTGTGAAAGAATACTTCCACATTGGTTTTTAATAATTCAGATAAGTCTTTCTTAACTTGCGCTTCGTAGTTCACTATTGCCTGTTCAACAGTAGCACCCATTTTGCACATATCAAAGCTATTAATATAAAGTTTTATAGACTTTGACTCTACCATAAACTCTGACTCTGAACTATAAACTATTTTCAACGTTCCAGCTAACGGCAAACCGTTATTTAAAAGAAACGTTGCCTCGTGACAATGCCAAGTATCAACTCCTACAAACTCATTTCCTTTAATACCCCAGTCTTTTCTAGCTAACTCTCTCGGCATAGGAACTAATAATGTTGGATCAAATTGCTCTGTATATACAGCATATGAACCACTTTGTCCAAGATGCTTAGAGGCTAAATCATTTATTGTTAATTCTGACATTTTTATATTGTTATAGTTTATTTAAAATTGGGAATTTATTCCAATAAAAAACCCTATTACCGGTTTATTTGTAATAGGGTTTCATAAATTAATATAACTATAGCTTATACAAATCTCTTTGGCATTGGATTTTTGACTTCATTTTGTTTATTAAATATTTCTTCTCTGCCACTTTTTGTTGTGGCTTTTGCAACTTCCTTTATAACATAATCTACCGCATCTGCCTTTTTCTTAAAAACTACCTTCTCATTAGTAAAAGGATTTGTTGCTTCATATTCATAAATATTATTTGCATATTTATCCTTTTTGCCTGTTGGTTTATTTTGAACATACTTACCAATATTTGTATTGGCTTCTACTGCAATATCTTTTATTTTTTCATCATCTCCTTCTTTAAGTATTACTTTCTTATTTGTTAATTTTTCTAACTGCTCAATTAATCGTTTTGTTGTATTCATTTACTTAATTTCGTTCAATAATTCTTTTTGTTCAAAAATCTTATCTAAAATTGATTTATTAAATACTCCCGCTTTGATTGTGTTTGATGTATATCTTTGTACACGTTCTAATTGTTTTAATAAGAATCCAATTCTGTTAATTAATGTTTCAAATGACCCATCAGATGGTCCAGAGTTTAATACAATATTCTTTTTAATCGTTCTTAATTCTGTTGTTGATTTGTCAATTTCTGCTAAAGTTGTTGATACATATTGTTCAATTGTTTTAATAATAGATGTTGGCATAATATTACCTAATGTTGGTGTATCAATGTTGTTTTCTAAATTAACTTGATCTTCTAAAGTTGTTCCTTCTTCTACTTCTCCTGCTGCTTCTTTTAATGTAACTTTCTTTCCAGTCTTAATATAATATACTAATTTTGCTCTTTTTGTTATTTCTTCTTTTAATGTCTTAATAATGTCTTTTTTCTTTTCTGCAAGAACAACTTTCTTACCAGTCATTTTTTGAATTGCTTCAGTTAAAGATTTTATTTTTTCTTCTTTTGTTTTCATTTTATATTGTTTGTTTTCTGTAATTGTTATATCTGTTTTTTCTGCTACTTTAGATATTTTATCTGTATCTTTTTCTAATGTTTTTATATTTACAGTAACTGCTTCATCTAATTCTTCATCTTCTTCCTCTTCATACCAGGCACTTCCAAGTCCTAAAACTCCTCCTAAATCATCGATAGCATTAATAACCATTTTCATTTCAGTACCGTTTCTGTTTTGGTTCTCAATTGCTAAATTAGCTATATCGTGGCTTGTTATAAAATCGCGAGGATTTAATACAAACTCTTGTACCATCCTGTCATAAACCTTTAAGGTTCTCTCTAATCTACTCCATTGTTCATCTGTTATTTCTTCTTTATCAATTTTCTTTCCAAAAGCTCTTAAAATTCTTAAACAAGCATTTAACTCTCTTCCATAATTGTCTCTAAAATCATCATATGAACCTTCTTTCAAAGATCTCTTATTCGATTTTTTTGACTCTTCTAAATCTTTCTTATTAACATATTTTCTAACCGCGTTAGGTGATAGCTCAAAATATTTACCATCAGACCATTGGAATAATAAGCCTTTACCCATAGAAGAACCAATTTTTGCTTCAGGATTTTCAGATGTTTTACCAATATATTTTATATTAGCATATTCTGCACCTCTTGTCCAAGTATATGTTTCTCCTTTTTCTAAACTTAAATAAGAGATTCCCTCTTTTAATTGTACTTTACCACCTCTCATTTTATTTGCAATTACTTGTTTATTATTTTTTACCTTTGCTAAATCCATTGCTTCTTTTAAAACCATTTTTTTAATATTATCTTTCTCTTGGAAGTATCTACCTTCTTGTTTTAGTTTCTTCACAACGGATTCTAAAATAGGCTTTAAATCTATTTTATTTTCGTTGAATGGTTCTTTAGATAAATCACTAATAGAAACTATATCCGACGTATAATGTTCTGGCCCACTTAATGCCTTACTCGGATGTGGAATTAATGGTAAACTAGAATTATTATTTGGTTTAAATATTACTTCACCTTCTCTACAATCCTTACCACTATCTCTTAAAATAACACCTACACCATATTTTTTATGATATGCTTTAGACATTGGTTTAAAATCTGTATTAGATGATTCGTTTAATTTAGGCCTGCCAAATTTAGCAAACTGGTCTCTTAACAAATCTCTTATTTCTTCTTTAGTAAGACCATCCTCATCTTCATCTAAAACTGCTTGAATTTCTTCTTCCGTAGGTTCTATATTATTAATCTGTTTTGTAAGGCTGCTTTCTAACTGAATATTATCAACAAATACTAAATCACTCCATTCATAATCATATAATGCTAACTCTTCTTCAATCTCTACTTTTAAAGTTGGTGTAATTTCTGCAATTTCCCTTTCTAAATTGATATTAGAACCTGTAATTAGAGATTCTATAGCATAATATGCATCTTCAATTAGGTTAGTTTTAGCTAATCGTAATAATTCTCCTATTGTCATTTTTCTTAGATTAAAATAATTTATTTTTTCTATCCTTAGGAATAAATTGCTCTAATAACTCCTGAGAACGTTTAACTCTTCTTTCCTTTTCTTCTTTAGTAATAAATCTTGGGTCAGTTTTATAAGCTTCTCTTCTTACCTTATCAATTTCTTTTTGTTTATTCATATCAACGGTTTCTTTAATTAAACCTTTAGCTTTTACTGTTGCTAAAGCTTCTGTAATTAAATTAAATTGATATTGACCAATTGACCAAGGCTTTTTTAAATCATCATCATTATATACAACAGTTTCTTTTAAACCATCCTTTGATTCAACTAATATTTCTAACTTATTTGGTTGATTACTTGATTTTAATTTACCTCTACACTCTAATAATTTAAAACCAGTATTTTTAACCACTGATTCAATTACTACTTTATCTTCTTTGTTAACTGGGTATCTTTCTGTTGATTCTGGTAAAAAGTCCTCTTCTTCGTTAGAGTCACTTCCAGTTATAACAAACTCGTCATTCACCGAATCGTATTCAACAACAACACCATATTGTGCTATTGTTTGTTGATATTCTTCCCAATCTTGCTCATCCAAATTGTCTAACTCTTTATATTCATCTGTTTCGCTTCCTACTCTTGCAATCCCTTCTACATATCTAAAATCAATAATTGGTGAAAAATTAAAATCAGCTAATTTAGTTCCTTCTTCTAAAGCACAATCTACTGCTTCATCTAAAGATAAACCTCTAAACTCTCTTAAAAATTCGTCTAATTCATCTTGTGATATATTACAATAACAATTTAACTCATCAATTATTTGCGCTCTATCTTTACCATCGACAAAACAACCATTTTGATCTGCTAAACCTTCTAACTCTTCGTCAGACAATTCATTTAAATCAATTGTATCATTTGTCATTTCAAAATCTTTCGGGTCTTGAACCCCAGCTAATTCTGCTTCATAGTCAGTATTCTTTTCTATTGCATCCCAATCTTCTAAATCTTCAGTTAATGATTCGTTTTCTAAAAACATATCATTATCTTCTTGTTTAAAAGAAGATTCAGCTAATTCTAACTCTTGAACGTTTTTTACCCAACCTGCATTATGTAAATCTTCCCATCTAGCTACTTCTTGTCCTTGTGCATCAAAAGCATAAACAGAAATATTACTAACCTTAAATTCAGCACCAGGATAAGCTTGTTTAACTTGCCCTGACCAATCAGAATAAGTATCATATGTTTTTGTATTAGGTTTCTTTGCAGAAAAGTCCATTGCTTCAATTATTATCTCATCTAAAGATAAATCATTTAAATTTCTATTTACCTCTCTTTCTTGTTGAAAGTAATCATCTACTTCAGTCTCTCTTGTATCGTAGTCTGGAGACGGTTGATCATTATAAGGTTCAGACACTTCTTTTATTTCGTGTGGATTTCTATAAACATAATCTCCACTCTCCGTTAATTTAATTTTATAACCACTATCACCAAACTTGCCTTCTAAAATAGTTCCAGTTTCTCCGTTTTGAAGTTTAACCAAACTACCTTCTGCTAACAAAGGTTTGTACAAAGTATTGTTTTTAGATTCCAAACCTAAAGAACTAATTCTAAACTTTTCTCTAAGTTTTTTTACCTTGTCGTTATTGGCAACATTAGCTTTAAACATAGCTGCGGTATTTCCACCAGGGCTTAGTCTATAGTCATCAATTTCCTTGTAACCAAGTTTTTGAACAGCATCAATGAAACTCTTCCACTCAAATCGATCACTATCAATTTGGATTAAGGATAGATGTCTGTTATTATCTGTAAATGTTTTATTCATTATAAGTTTTTATATTTATTTGTATTTCCAAGCAAAACCACCAAAAGTTTCAATAACTCCTTTACATGCCATAGAAATGCCTGATGGGCAACGCTCTATAGTACTTCCAGCTTCTTTAAGACTTTTAAAAATTTTAATTACTTCTTTAGTTTTAGGATTAAGTTGTAATACTTCTTTTGTGAAATTATTGTTTTTAACCCTTGTTTCTTTTATTTTTTCAAACCTTTGTTTTACATGCTCTGTGTTTTGCTTTTTACCAAACTGTGGATTTAAACTTCCTAACTTTGCTAAAGAAAGTTTTTTTCTTACCTCTTGTGAACGAGGTTTGTTTTTTCTTCCAGTTAAGGTGATTTTGTTTTTCTCACCAACTCTTTTTACTACCTCGCTTGTTTCTTTAGTTAATCCTTTATTCCAAGGATTGTGTCCTTTAGACCAACCTTCACCTCCTAAAAGTTTTGGGTCGTTTACTAAATTAAATCCCCAACTTTTAACTAAACTAATATAATACATTTCCCAAAATCTCCACTCATTTTCTGGAACTTCATCTAATATTTCCAAAACTGGTTCTAACCCCTGTTTTAATAAACTTTTAAGCCAATGATTTTTATGACTGTTTCCTTTTTCTTTTTTATGTCCCTTTTCTAGTCGAAAACTCGGATTTCCAGACTTACCCACATAACGAACAACTCCACAATCACCTGGTTCACTCAAAGTATAAATAAAAGTCGTCGCATTAGTTTCCAAACTATCAATTTGTAAAAGTGTGAATTGACGATTTTGATCTTTTGTTTTGTTAACTTCTGGCATTATCTATTTAGTATAATTGGTGATTGTATGTACAATTTATAAAACATTTTTTGTAATATTTCTTTTACTAGTTTCCTTATTTCTTCCTCATCTTGTCTAGATAAAGCTTCTTGTAAAGAAACATATTTTCCTTTTTTAATTAAATGCTCTCCTGTTAATAACCCTTTTGAGGTTTTTTTACCTTCTATAATCTGACCTCTTTTAAAAAAAAAGCTAGTTTCTAAAATTAAAAATTTTTCTTTAGACATTTAAACATATTATAACCTTAAATATGCTGGTCTAAGTAAAAAACGTGAATTATTTAAATATTTACTTCAACAGTCTTACTCCAACTATTGTACCTGCTGCAAACGTTGCAACTGGTATTGCTATTTTAAATATCATCCCGTTTCTCATAAGAAAAACTTCAAATCTTGTTTTATTATCTTCTGGGTTGTAAACAAAGCTATTAGCTGCTATTACTACCGCATCAGGATCATCAATCTTATAAATGACTGTAATAGTTTTTGCTTTGTCTTTGTTTTTTTGGAATGTGGTAGTTACATTAAAAATATTTTTTCTAGTTAATGTAAATTTAGCAGAATCTCCAAACATAATTCTAGCTTGGTATTGAAATGATTTTGTTGAGTCTTTAAAGATTAAAGAATCTCCTTTTGTAAAACATACATTAGAATCTGTTACAACTGTATTTGCATTATATTGTAAAGAATTAATTAATGTTTGTTGTGATGTTATTGTTACTTGTGCTGCTGCAACAACTCTTTTGACTTGTTGCAATTCTAAATAAAATTGTTGTTTCTCTTTTGATAATTGTTTGAAAGCAGATGAATTAATAATATCATTTAAATTACCATGCACTGCCTTCTCAACAAAAACTGTATCTCCATTTTTATCAACAACCTTCTTTATAGAGTCGTTTAAAGCTACTATATTTTGTTCATATACTTCGATTACACGCTTGCTCTCTTTATTTGTTAAGATATTCTTATAACAAGAAGAAAAGTTCGTTAGAAGTAATATAATTACCAATACGATTAATAAAGTAAGTTTGTTCTTGTGTAAAAATTCCATTAGTTTCTTTTAACCTTGTCTGTTTCTTTTTGCAAATCACTCACACCTTCTTTTTTTGTTTTATAAACCATCATTAGCTTTTGTTCTAATTGAGAATTTAAAACTTCTAAATCTGTACAATCATAAGGAATAACTTCCTTTAAATCTTTCAAATAAGATTCAGGTGTCTTTGTTCCTAAAAATACAGCATCTC